TTTGATATAAGGCACCCGCAGAACCTATCTCCGTCCGTGATCTTTTGGCAACATTAAAAAGCGATTCTGTAACGGATGTTAGTTCCTTTGTGCTGTTAGTAACCAATCTAACCTTGTTTTGTAGACTTGTAAAACCGTCCGAATATTCTATAAGTTTTCTGGCAATCATTACTGCACCAACGCCCGCCATTGCTGCACCTAATCCGCGCATCGAATTGGCAAGGTTTCCTGTTGCTGTTTGGGTTTTTTTACTGGATCGAGAAAGACCGTCAGTTGCTCTTTCTGCTTTTCTAGCTCTGGTTGTTAAAACCTCTAAATCTTTACCAGCTTTAGCAACCTGCCTAGAATCGACCTTTATTCCTAATGTTGCGACATCATTTCCCACCGAACATACCCCTCAACTTTTTGTCAACATTTTCGCGGTTTATTTTCAAATCATCATCAGTATATTGCATTGTGAAAGGTGGCGCAATTTTAGAGTCAGAGCTTATGTTTGATTGACCTGCATAAGCTCTAGACATTTTGACCAACAGCACCAGCGCCCACGGGGATAGCTCATTATTGCTAACCGATTGCCATGCGCGAACATCCTGCCAATCCATACCAACAACACCATTGGCCCCTATTTTAGCGCAGCCCAACTCATCAAAACAAGTTGTCAGATACTCAAAACCCGCAACATCTGGCATGGATATGGATAAGCCAGAATTAATGCGGGTTTTAATTCTCGATTCCTTCTCACCTTCAGGAGTGGATTGGAACCAAGCGGAATGCCGAACAAATAGAATTAACTTTTCTTCTGTTTCGGCGAGTTGGGCAGTTGAAAAAGTGCAAGATTACCAATAGCTATATCAATTTGATCTTTAAGCCATTCGACATCCATAATTACACTTTTTAAAGTATCCATTGTAATTTTTGGTGCTGTTTGATCGAAATCAATATCACCATCAAAACCGCTTAATTTTTGAACACAAGACACAAGCATATCTGCTGCCTCTGCCGTTATTTTGTTAGAGTTTGTTTGCTTACCCTGTCGTTGCAATGTTTTATCCATTGCCCTCGATTTTGCCTTTTTGTATACGTCCGATTGAGAGCTATAAACTGTAATAATCAGTTTCTCCCCATCGTCATTAATCAAATCATCACCCGTTACAGGGTGTGTGATCGTTACATCAAAAGTCTCGTTAAATACTAATTTCATAAAAAAAACCTCTATCAGCGGTTAAATGAATCGGCGACACAAGGCGAAGAACCTTGTTTTCGAGTAGTACTACCCTAGTCGCCAAACTGGTGGAATTTATGGTAATGGAACTTCAATTGTTTCTTTGCGCTGTGCTAAAGCAACCGTTGAGCCTACAATAGAGTCAATTGTTCCGATATTTAGCGTAAATGAATCAACTGTTGCTATAAAATAGTAAACATCACCGTTCTGCATAGTTAAGCTAAAAGCATAAGGTAAATCAGAATCCAAACCCGTTGCCAAAGCAATTTGACCTGCGTCAATCAAGATTTTACCAAGCTCAAGTGTGCGTGTTCCCTGTGTATACGAACCTTTTATGCTCAAAACTTCTCGCTCGGATAATGGCGAGTGATCAACTTTGTTGTAGTTCTTACCCGCTGATCCACCGTCAACAACCTCCCCAATCGGGATGAAAGTTAACGCGGCAAAGCCTGTGGAATCGTGTGTTGCTGGTAAAGTTGCCGATGTTGCGAAGGCAACCCCTGCGCTAGTAATTACTGCTGCTGCTGCTGGCATGATGATATTCCTCTGGTTTTAAAAATAAGTTTCCGGTTGTCAATTCTAGGTCTTTCTAAGCTCTCTTGCAATAGTTGCCTGAAATTCGGCTATAGTTACTCTTACCATCCCCACTGGGGCTTGTTTTGACCATCCGTATTCGAGTCTGGTAATATAATGTAAATTGTTGACTAAATAGTAAATATTACCTGCTGCGCCTGTCGATGTTGCAACCGCCCTCGATATTGATATTCCTCCGAATTTGTCTTTTATATCCAAATCCACATCGTCCGAAGGTGTACCAATTGATGCAAACCAGTTGCCTTTCGCTGTTCCTCCGGTATATCCTGGTGGGGCTTTTTTGCTTTTCCAATAATTCGGATTCCCTACAGGTGTCATTTGAATAATTCGTTTAGATAATGACAGTACCGCACCGCGAACAACTTTATCAATGTTTTTATTTGTTTTATTTGCAATTTTACGCATTTGTTCTGCAAAATTATCCATTTTAAACACCGAGCATTCTATATCTAACAGAAATAGGTACAACCAACCAAGCATCGTCATCAATGGCTCCAGACATCGAAGCTTGAAGTATCCTAACACCGTTAGCTCCAGAACCTTTTCCAAACGCTGTCAATAACGATTCTGTTAAGTCTCTGTTTGTTTTTGTGCCTATTCCCTTTTTAGTATAGACATTTATCTGATAAATCCCTGTAAAATCAGAACTTGAAAGGTCTGCAAGTGCAATAGGGAAAGTCTGAGCAGGTATCATAAAAGCCTGCGCATATTGTGAAATATTAGTATTGTCAAAATCCACATTTTGCCAAGCAACTGAAACGCTATTTGTATTTGACCAGTTATATAGCATTGTATCGAGTGCGGATTGTATTGCCGACATTTTAACGCCTCAATTGACAGATATAAATTATATCTTTTGCAGATTTACGGATAGTTTGAACACTTACTACCCTGTAAATCTCGTTATTAATTGTACAATTCCAACCCTGTTCAGGCCTACTTGTGACAAATTCGCAAACAAGCCTAATGTCACCATTTTCAATCGTCATCTGTGCTTTATCATTTGCTTTGTATTGCGATGGGTATCCGTTAGCTGTAATTGTCGCAAGAACATCACCGTTAGTTTCACCTGTCGCGGGATTGTATGCACCTTGACTAAGAACATAAGTGAAAGACAATGACTCGCCATATTTTGCAAGCATTCTACTCGCTGTTACAACAATACTCATCGTATTGGAGTCACTAACATTGTGCCAATGCCACCCGCTTTAAGAAGCGCATCGAGATACTGATCAACTTTTGGAAAGCTTGGTGCGGTCAATGAACCATCACCGTCTTGATATTCTATTTCGATCACGTCCACTTTTTCCCGTTTAATGTTCGCGCCTGTCGCTGGAAGCATATCTGTAGTGTTATATTCTATTGCTGCTTGCATTTGTGCGAATTTCAAATCGTTGGGAATTGTCGTAGAAACAATAGCAAATCCATCAACATAAACACCAACTCTGGGCCATTGTAATGGTTGTGCGGATGTTGTTTTTACGCCCTGAAATCTTTTTCTAAAAGCTTCGGTATAATCCGCAGCTTTTATAATTAAAGCATTTTTATCGGAACTGTCCACGGGTAAGGTGTATTGTCGAGCAAGCGCAAATGCTTCCAGTTCGGCTGTAGTTACATAACTGTTTGCATTTGCAACAACCGAGCCATCCTCAACAACAATATTTACCATTTAAAAATTACTCCGAATCGTCTTTTTTTGAAACTTTTATTTCTCTTTTAGGCTCATTGATATTTGTCAACTTTGGTGCTTTTGTTGTAACAGCATTCGAGTCAATTTCATTAGTCAACTTAGCGTCAATAATTCTCAAATTGTTTTGTCTTGCAAGTGCTTTTACATCCTCTTTGAACTGACTTGTAGGATGAGGCACTAACCAAACCTTTCGAGTGTCTATTTCTTGAGACATAATATTTTCCTACTCAAATAATAAAAAACCACCCCCGAAGGGATGGAAAACGGCGAGAAATTTATTTACACATCACGTCCGATAATAATAACACCGGCGGTATGTTTATCACTTGCAACAACTTTATCCCAGTTGGTTCCCGTTGCTAACGCTGCATCAGATGGAGAAGAACCACCATTTGCAATATCCCAGCTGTAACCTTTAAGGCCAACACCAAAACTATAATCAGTCTGCATTGTGGTTTCTATGCGGGTTTTTCCGTTTGTGGTTTCGATATTAGTTACAATATCTCCACCATCTTTAACGGTACCAGCGCCAACAGTCAATCCTAGAATATTCTGATTTTGCTGTACACTGAAAAACGTCAATGCGGGCGCATCAGTTATCACAATAGGTCTGCCTTGCCCAAACGCTGTTCCATCCATTACCGCAACGCCGCCTATTGTAAACAGGCTGTTTGTGTTGGTAATCGCTTCACCGATCAAATTATGATACTGCAAACCAGTCATAACTAACGATCTAATATCTTGTGAAGCATCCCCAAATTTAGCAATACCGG